TATATTTTGTCAATAGTTTTGCGACAAGTTTTTTATTCTTTTCTATGCCAATTTCTGTAACTCTTCATCAAACAATTCTGCGGATGTTTTAAAATCAAATATTCCCCTTGGGTAATTGTTAATCCATGTTTCTATATATTTTATTTCTTCATCTGTTGTATCCTCAAAATCTACCCCCTTTGGTATATGCCTGCGTATAAGCCTATTATTATTTTCATTCGTGCCACGCTCCCAACTGCTATACGGGTGGCAGTAAAATACAAAAGTCCTCTTTTCTTCTTTCAATGCAGAACGCTCCATTCCCTCATAATCTGAAAACTCTACACCATTATCAACCGTTATGCTTCTGAATACCTTATAAAACATATCCCCCCATTTTCTCTCTAACCTGTCTAACGCATCTACTACCGAAGCTGCCCCTTGGTCTTTCAGCTTAATAACGATTTCATCACGGGTTTTTCTTTCCGTTAATACAAGCATACACGATTTTGTGACCCCTCTCTTTCCTTTTACCGTATCCATTTCCCAATGTCCGAATATCTCTCGTTTTTCTATTTCCTTTGGTCTGTTTTCTATGCTTTCTCCTGCGGTGGCTCTTTTCTGTACCTGTACTTTCTTATTATGCTTTTTCTTTTTACTTTTAATAGGTAAATCCTTGTTTGTAAGTTTCAAAAAAATTCCATTATCAATATATCTATAAAGTGTTCTAACACTTATTGTTGTCTTAAATTCAATCCCCGAACGTGCAACCTCTGCTAATGCTGCTTCCGGGCTAAATCTATTATCTACAATTTTGTTTTCTATATATTCCGCTAATTTTCTATCATTTCCTATTTTTAGGCTTCTGCCTTTTCCCTCTTGGGCGTAATCGTGTGCTTTTTGTCCTAAATCACTGCTATAACGCTCTTCCTCTGTATAGTCAGAGTTTCGGTGCATATACTTACCTTTGTCATATTCTCTATATATTGTGCTTCTGTGAAAATGTAATTGTTCTGCTACTGCTGCCTTTGACAACCCGGCGTTTAAAAGTGCTTCCATTTTGATACGGTCACTTTTACTCATTTGTTTAAATTTCTTCATATCGCACCTCCTACGCCAAAAGGGCAGCAGTTATTGCCTGCTGCCCTCGGTCTTTTATTCCGAATCGGTTACTTTTTCAATATCTCCGTTGTCTGTGTATACAATGTAATCTACTAAATGTGTTCCGCCAAACATTGCTTTGGCATCATGTTCCTCGCCTTTGGTATATTCATACACTGATACATATAACAAGCCGGATACAACACTTATACTCGTGCTTGTTTTTGTGGTTAAGTTTTCAACCGCCAAAATAGTTTTATCAGAATCAAAGTAGTTTTTATAACACGATAACGCATAATCTTCAACATTAAAGTTGTTTTCTGCTATTACAATACATTTCCAATTACCTGTAACATCATTCCTTACAGTATCGTACTTTGTTGAATATATCGTAGTAATATCCTTATCGCTTATACCTACAATATTATCCCCTGTTCTGTGTTCCACTATTTCCGTTGGTTCTTCCGTAATTGCTTCCGTTGTTTCTTTCTGCTCTGTTGTTTCCTCCTGTTTCTCGGATTCCGGCACTTCTGTTTTTTCTAATTCAGCAGTACCCCCCCCCGAACATCTGTTTGATTTTCGGTTGTGGTGTTTTCTGTTTGCCTGTTATTGCTTGCAATTATCCCGTGACCTATCCAAAAGACCACAATTACAGCAATGATTATAATGTGTTGTTTTTTCATGTTGAACCTCCTTTGTGTCCGATTCGGTCTATTCGACCTTGATTTTTTTGTTTTTTCCTGCTAATATATTTTAAAGCACTCGGGGCGATTAGCAGGAATGTTATGAAGTTCGCCCCTTGTGTTGACCCTTATTAAGTTTTTTATTCCTTAATCAATTCTGTGAGATATTCGATTAACTCTTCTTTCGGTGTATCATTTCTTATCAGTGCTATTATCATTTTTATTATCCCTTTGAACTGGTTGTTTGTCATTTTGTTATCCTCCATTGTTTAACTCCTTTCCTGCTATCTCCTTGCTACAATTACATTATATACTTATATAAGTATATTGTCAACAGTTTTTTATACTTATATAAGTATTTTTTTGTAGTAATACTTATCTTCTTTCTGATATATCCTTATCTCTTCATCTTTCCCCCGATAGTCTAATTCCGCATCTGTCACAAAATCGCAATTAGTGCATGAAATATATCCGCACTCCATAGGCCCGCAATCTTCTTTTCTTATTCTTTTTTTAGATAATTTCCCACTTCTTGTTATTTTGTAAACGTCTGAATACTGCATTAAATTGCTAAACTCTAATGTGCTTCCACACTTAGGGCAGCAATTCAACAATTCATCCATTTTATCCCCTCGCTTTCTTCTCTTCGATTGCTGCAACTATAAATTCGTTACGGCTCTTATATCCCTGTTTCTTCGCTTCTTTGTCAATCTCTGCTTTCTGTCCTGTCGGGACTGTTACAAGAAATTGGTCGTAAGCCTTTGCATTGTATTTATTTTTTGCCTTTGTCGCAGGCGTTCCGCCTGTCTTTTCCTCCGCCAACTGCTGCACCTCCTTTGCTCGTTGGTTTTTCTTTATCATATCACATTCATTATACTTATACAAGTATATAAAATGCACAAATAACTTTATATACTTATATAAGTATTTTGGTAATTATTCCGGGTTGCGTATATACTTATATAAGTATATAATAGCATCATAAGGAACAGGGAATAAGACAGACCCACAAAGTTATACACAGTATCCACATTTTAGGAGGTATTCACTATGGAAAGAACACTAGAAACAATCACTATCAACAACGCTTTAGAGGTTGTCAGACTTAAAGGCGAACTTAAATTTAAACATCCGCTTGGTTATACTCGTCCAAGCGGTTACTGTTTCAAGCACCCGGTTAAAGGCTTCTTTGCTTTTAAGGGTGATACAGAGCCGTATATGCCTTGTGGTGGCAAAAAGGCTTTACTTTCTATCATCCGTTCCGGCGGTTTTTTTAATTTTGATAATGTGGTTTGGCTTCAACCACTCAACTAAATACTTATCCGGGGTTGCGGTACTGCTGCCCCGGTACTATAGAGGTGGATATTATGGATTTTGGGAAATATGAAAAATATATGAATGACCGTAAGGCGGTAACGGTTGAAAATAACCGCCGAATAGAAAAGAAATTCGCCGAATGCGAAAAGTGGGTTGCTGATAATCTCATAAATTGCGGTTGTGTCTTTACAAACCACTCTGAATTATTGCAAAAACAAAGTTTTATGATATGGATTGATAACGGAATTAGCATTTCTCATAAAATATATAAACTTTCTGAATGTGGTATTACCCCTCTTGTACTGCTGCCTTATCCTGTCAGAATATAAAAATAACCCCCAAGGCTTCAAGCCAAGGGGGCGTTTTTGTTTACTGCATATTCTGTTATTTTGTACTTTCCGCAAGTGTTACCACTGCCGGGGTTGCCTGCTGTTTGTTTTCAATGTATGTTGTAAGGTTCTCGTTGGCTTCCCATTTCTTTTTTGCTTCCGCTAATACAGATTCCGCAATCTGTACCAACTGTTTCTCTGTAAACAGGATTCTAACCACGCTCGGCAGATATGCGTACATTTTTGCAACTGCTTCCGACAGCTTAATAATCCCTGTGCCGGCCCCGCACTCTCCCTCTGCATCCGTGACAAACTTAATTGCAATCTGTTTTAAAATTTTGGTCTGTCCTGTCTTGATTAAGTAAATAATCAAAGCTACGACCATAGCAATAAGTAATACAGAATCCCAATTAACAAGTAACCATTTTAAAATCTGCATAGTATTTTCCTCCGTTTTGTGACCGAATCGGTCTATTTTACATCTGCTGCATCAACCCAACCGTATACGCCTTTACCGTCCTGTGATATGCAATGATAAGGGTGTGTACCTTTGGTGTTTACCCCTGTTACTTTACAGGCGCTTGTAACATTCTTCTGTACGCTTGCATATTCCGCCGTAGAGGACTTGTAAACCCCTCCGCCTGTGAATGTTACTATATCGCCTTTTGAAACGCTTGTGGGGTCGCTGTGTGCCTTAGAGGATAATTCCTTGATAGATTCCGCATTGACCCAACCGTATACACCTTTACCGTCCTGTGATATGCAATGATAAGGGTGTGTGCCTTTGGTGTTTACCCCTGTTACTTTACAGGTGCTTACTACGTCCTTTTCCTTGGCTGCGTATTCTGCCGTAGAAGAGATATAAACCCCTCCGCCTGTGAATGTTACTATATCGCCTTTTGAAACCCCTGCAGGCGTTTCCTGTGGCTTCTGCGGTGTATTCTGTTTCTCTTCCGTCTTGGCGTTTGGTACGTCCGCTAAATTGCTTTCCTTTACTGCTTCGTATACTTTGCTTCTACGGCTTTCATATTGCCCCATTGTGGCATCTTTCAGAGCGTAGGCGTGTATTTCTTCAAGTCCTACCTTTTCCGCCCCTCCTGTGGCTTCTGCTGCTGTCTTGGCAATGCGTGAACTCGCACCGCTACCGCCTTGGTTCTCCAAGTCTGCAAAATAGGCAAGTGCTTTTAAGGATACCAAGCCGATTTTTACGCCGTTCTTTACATATCCTGTAATATCTGTATCCGCTAAATCGTCCTGTATTTCCTTTCCGTCCTTGGTTGTCAGTAGCTTTGATATTGCCTTAGCTTCCTCTTCGGTTGCTTCTCTCTCCTGTCTGTTCCACGCATCCGCACTACTTCCGGCAATCTCTGTATACAGGGCATCCCCTAATATCTCCTTTGCCTGTTCCTGGTCCTTTTCAACAATGGACTTTAAGAGGGGCAACGCTCTACCCCAATATGCGTTCCATTGGCACTTACCTATGCTCATTCCGTGGTTGTTGTCGTTTCTGTTTACGCTTCCGTAATTACCCTCCTGTGAGTAGATAATACCGCTTGCGACCTTAACAACCTTTTTTACCTGTGCTGCTGTTACTGCCATAGTGTACCTCCTACGCTCTCTGTGTATATCCAAGGCTTATATACCCTGCACCGCTCTTTAATTTGCCCCAAGTGGTGTTACCGTTCTTTTCCTCTCCAACGATTGTATATACTTCGCCCTGTTTTACCTGTGTTGTTACCGGGTAATTTGTTCCGGGACCTTTTCGGACATTCAGAACGGCGGTATTGATTTTTACCCTGTAGCTTGTATCCTGTGGAGTATTTGCGGTCATTCCCGCTATTCGCTCCGTATATCCAAGGCTTATGTAGCCTGCACCGCTCTTTAATTTGCCCCAAGTGGTGTTACCATTTCTTACCTCGCCTACGATTGTGTATACCTCGCCCTGTTTTACCTGTGTGGCTACTCCGTAATCTGTTCCCGGACCGATACGCACATTTAATACATCTGCGGTAATCTTCACTTTGTAGCTTGCCACATTGTCCGTTGTCGGCTGTGCGGTATGCTGCTGTCCTCCTGCGGATACCGAACCGCCTAAGATACCCTTAACCTTATTTTTGAACTCCTGCCATTCTGTAGGATTGCTTACCATTTGAGCCGGGCAATTCTTTCCTGTTACGTCATAATGGCGTAATACATAGGAATCAACGCCACCTGCACCAATTCCAAGCATTTTACAAAGAAATGCACAAAGGTATGCAGCGTTTTCTTTTGTCCTGTCTGAAATTCTGTAGTTTCCAGCAGTACAACACATTTCAATACCTATACTGTTCGCATTTCTGCAAGAGCCGTGTTTATAAGACTTTGCCCCGCAATGCCAAGCGGTATCCCTTAACTCTACGCTTTGGTAAATTTCCGCATCATCTACAAAAAAATGAGCGGAAGCATTACGCCCCGCACCGCCGAAATAATTTGCATTTGCCTTTGCCGTATCCTTTGAATTGCCTGTATAGTGCATTACCACATAGGCTACGCTTCGGCTTGTGTTGTTGTTCAGATTGTCGTTGTTGCATTTGATACTTGAATTTATCCCGATACCGTTAATTGTATCGCTGATAAATCCGGCTGTTATTGTTTTTCCCATAACGCCGTACCTCCTTAAATATTGATGTTGTTTAAATCAACAGAAATATCCTTTGTTTCCTCCGGGTATCCCTTTTTGATTTTGATAATGTTTTCTGCCTTGGCTTTCCAACAATACAAGGCAATTACTGTAGTAGTCGGGGTTGCTATGTATGTGGCAAGCACCCCGAATTGTGAATAGTCGATAAGTGTTACTTTGATACCGATATACAAACCCACAAAGTAAGTAAAAAGGACTGCGACCAATACAAGTTTTGTAAAGTTCGGCTTCGGAAGTTTCTTTTTACTTCCGTCCTGTAGCTTCTTGCATAACTTGTCTTTGTTCGCAATCCTAAATAGCAAATAAAAAACAAAGAATCCTATAGCAATGCCAAGGATTCCGCAAATAAGATATTTCATATTCTGTTTTTCCTCCTATGTTTCCTGTCCGTGTGCCTTTTGATTGATATGTTTTTCAATCTTTCCTATGGCTTCCGTGACCGGTCCGTTACATCCCTGTTCTTTAAGTCCTTTCAGACACGCCAATACCGCATAAGTGAGTAAGCATAATTCATCTTCCATTGCCTTTATGTCCTCTTTCTCCTGCTTCTTTAAATCCTCAATATCGGTTGTCTGCTTTTCCTGTGCCTGAAACCATTTGATAATCTTGTATGCAACCGCACCAATGGCAGTTAATGCCCCTAATACGCTTGCAATAGTTATAATTGCTGCTGAATCAATATACATTGTGTGTAATTTCCTTTCCTTGCAGTTTGCAATACGGTGTAGCAAATCCACAAAAATAACTTTCGGTATAGTTCGGGCAGTTATCACAATTTCCTGTGCATCTGCTTACCTCTTCTTTCTTCTCCACCATACTATTTTCCTTAAACAGGGTGTTAAGGCTCTGCCTAAGTCCGTAACTGTTAAAATGTGACAGGATACCACGATATGAAGCTACCGAACGGTCTAACCTGTCTTTTCTTTCTTCTCCTGCCTTTACCTTTGCAATCTGATTTTTAAGATTACGCTTGATTTTTACCGCCGTTTTCTTCTTTAATCTGCGGTGTGTAGGCCATATTCTAAAGCCTACAAAATCAACGCCCATACTGCACGGTCTGATAGTCGTTTTATTATTCAAATCTAACCTTAATTCGTCTGATAAGAATGTACTTAACAACTCTTTGACCTCTGCCAAATACTTTTTGTCGTGGTGGAGTATGATAATATCATCCATATATCGGATGTAGTAATGCAATCCCAACTCATGTTTTGCGTATTGGTCTACCTCATTAAGGTAAATGTTTGCAAACATCTGTGAGGTAAGGTTGCCTATCGGCATCCCCTTATTGCTCAATCTGTCCGATACTACCACTTCGTCCGGCTCTTTTCCGGGCGGTAATCCAAAATTCATAGATTCGCAATTTATAATCTTTTCTAACAGGTTAAGTAATCGTTGGTCTTTAATCCTGCGTGCTAAAATCTTTAATAAAATATCGTGGTCTACCCTGTAGAAATATTTTGATATATCCATTTTCAGATAATAGTACCGTTCTGGCTTCCTTTCGGTCTGCCTTAACCAATACTGCAACCTGTCGGCTGCCTTATGCGTTCCCTTACCCTTGCGACAGGCGTAGGAATCAAAGATAAATGTCTTTTCGTACAACGGAAATAACTGCCTGTAAATCGCCCATTGTACTATCCTGTCCTTAAATGGCAAGGACATGATGAGCCTTTTCTTTGGCTCGTAAACATAAAAGGTGTGATACTTTCCTACCTCGTATGTTTCATAAATTAAGTGATTCTGAATATTTATTAACTGCTCTTCGTAGTTGCGGTTGAAAATCAATACATCATCCCTGTACCTCTTTCCTTTTCTCGCTTCCTCCCAAGCCTTATGTAAATTTTCAAAATCATAAATCTTTTCGTATATATTCTTTATGCTTTGCATTGCATACCTCTTGTAAATTTGTGCCGTACAAACCTAATCAGTTTTAACCCTTTCGGACGTGACAAATATATTTCTTTTCGGCTTACGCTTACTAACTGTCTTTACAGCAATTCAATCTTTTTCCTGTCTACAGGAACTGAAAATAACCCCTTTAACCCTGTTTGTACTGTCCTTACGGTCGTAACCGTAAGGCTTCTTGACATAGGGGCAGAGCGGAGCGGAAACCAATGTTGTCGTTCGAGTTGGAACGAGGGTTATTCAAGTTGAGAGCGGACGGACCCGAATTAGAAGTATTGTTGAACGCCGACCCACGGATAGGCAACCACCGTAACTTTGTGATTATTTCCCTATGTATTTTTATTTCTGTCTTTCCCTGCTGTTGACCCATTCCGAATAACCGCCTATCATTCGACCGATTTCGTCTACCTTTCGCATCCATACTTCCCAAGTGTGGAAATTCAAACAAGGCTTTTGGTTTGGGTATAGGTTCGGGTCTTTTGCAAGTCTTAGCAGATTTCTTAATACATCAACTTCAATATCCAAATCCTGCAATGTGGTTTTCTTGTGGTACTTCTTTTCAAGTCGCACCGCCATTTCCAACATTGTATACATTGTCTTTCTTATATCGCCTGCAAGTACATACCTCTCCGTTTTCGGAAAGTCCTTTAATTGAGGGTTGCCGTACAATATCATTTCATAAATCTTTTCCTTGATATGAAAAATATCATTGCCGTTATGTTTCTTTTCTTCCTGTTGTATCTCTTCCACTTTTGCAACCGCCTAACTGTAATGTATTTGCTATAAAGGGCGTGCTATCGCACGCCCTATCAGTTTTTCAGTGTTCAGTTTACAGTTACTCAACAAAAGCGGAGCGGAAACCAACGCCGTCGAGCGAGTTGGAACGAGGGCTATCCAAGCCGAGAGCGGACGGACCCGAACCAGAAGCATTGTAGAACGCCGACCCACGGAAAGGCAACCTTTCGCCGTTGTTTCTCGCCCAAAATCTGTCGTTGCCATATCCTGTTACACCGCTGTCCGGGTATAAACCAAGTGCAACGAGTAACTTAGGGATTGCTACCCCGGAAACTGCCTTTACATTCTTAAATACTTCTGATGTATCGTTGCTATCTGTTGTCTGTGTGGTAACGCTTGTATTGATACGCAATGTTGCATCACTCGCACTTGTACGGTCAATTTTTAATGTGCCTGCTGTTCCCGGCTCTACTAAAGTTCCGTCCGGCTTAATCGCTTTCCAAAGTGTGCTTGATGCCGACATATCACAATCAAGTTTCATAGAGTTGCCGTAAGGAATAATCTGAATTTCTCCATTCATAAGGCGTAATCCACCGGTCCACTCCCAAAGATTGCCGTTAATGTCTGCAATGCCCGACATATCGTGATTGTGATACCATGTAGGCTGTCCGCTTCCTGTAAGTGTTCTCTGTGATTCTCCCTGTGGCATTGTTCCCCTCTCGTAAGGGTGGTAATAATCCTTGCCGTAATTCGTGTTTCCGTGTGGTACAGTACCCATTTTCTGTGATAACAGGTTAAGGTACGCAAATACACCTGCCTGATTTAAGTGCCAACCTGCCCCCTTCTTTTTGCAAGCTGCTACAGACTGGTCAAAGTTGATATAGTTTCTAGGCAGGTATCCGCCTAAAGAATATGCACGGTCATTTTCTACAATATTGAGGAACTTAGACACATAAATTACGCTCTTTTCCTCTCCGTCCATAATCCAAAATGGTAATGTTTCATCTGTTCCGCCCGTGATTACATCACTATACTTTGCCTTTGGTACTGCTACCATAATGCTAGGCATCCCGGTATCATCAAAAATTACCTTGTTGTTTGCACCAAACTGTGCTACTGCACCCTGTAAATCGTCAAAGTTTGCCATTGTATTTTATCCTCCTTAAAATTAAATTAACGCCCATAATACAAGCGTACATTTCTTCATATCGAACGGTACAGGTTCACGCTTTGTAATCGCTTTTCCGTCCTCGTCCTTTTCTCCTGTATCCACAATCTCGTATTCCCTTGCCGGGATAATGACCTGTGCCACATACTCCCTTGCTTCGGTATTCACACCAACGGTTAAACCGTCCTGTGTATCCTTGCAAATATCAAGCGTTACCTCTTCGTCACGCTCTCGGTTCTTGATGTTTACCATTAAATCATCATCCCCGAAAATAATTTTTGTCGTGGATACGTCATAGGCGATTTTCTCGCCCTCGTTTTTCTCAACTACAATAATCTTTGCTGCTGCCATTATCTGTTACCTCCCATTCTTCTTAATTCTCTGTAGGCTTCCTGTGAACGCACCGCAATGTGTTCTGCTGCTTCTCTCTGTGATGCCGTGGCATTACCTCTTACTCCGTAAGCCTGTAATACTGCTGCCGTATTTGCCTTTCTTTCATCACTTTTGATAATTACATTTGCCATTATGCGTAACCTCCCTGTACTGTGCATTTTACCGTTACTTCCTTGGCGGCCCCGGTATACTCAATCTTGAATCCGTTTAACTGCTTATCCGTAATACGGATTTCTCCTACACCGCCTGCGTCCTTTGCTTCCGCTTCAACATTTACGGTATAGTCCAAATTTCCCCTTGGTGTGGTAAGTGCAAGGGTCTTTTTGGAATTGTTAAAAGGGTATGATTTTGTATTGGTAAGGGTTGCTTCTACAATCTCTCCCTGTAATCCCTTAATCCTGCTTTCTGCTGCACCAAGTTTAAGCATTGCAAGATTGGCGATTAACCCGGCTGATAATACCCTCTCTTCCAAATCGTTAAAGTTCTGTGCGTTCTGCGGTGTACCCTCCTGCACCACTTCGCCCTCTACGGCTTCGTGTGTGATTGTACCGTCTGCGTTCTGCACTTCCCTGTAGCGGTTGGAATACTGCGTTACATGGTCTTTCCAAATCTTAAATAATCCCATTTGCTCTATTCCTCCTTAAAATTAAAACTGAATCGGTACAACACACCCTGTTGTGTACCTTTTAATTTGATTGCTTCGCTCTTTTCCGCCCACAACTTACTAGCCGTATCGTACAACTGAATTTTCGTAATTGTTGTGGTCCCCGATACTTCCGGGGTAATGGAAATACTCAACGCTACCCTGCCGTCTTTTAAGCGTTCTCTTGTTAAGATTTTCGCCTTGTGCATAGTACCGCCATACTCGACCATAGCGTAAGCAATGTTGGTTTCTACAAACTGCTTGAAACTCTCTAAGGCTCTTTCTGTCAGCATTTCTTTACTCTCCTTTGCTTTTATTTGCTATAACCGATTCTTACCGCAACGCTTTACCTCGTATTGGTAGCTTTCGGTTTCTGCCGTGGTTGCCATTCCCTTATCAGATATTCCGGGTTTTGTGTTTGTATAAGGTTCTGTACCTGTTTTCTTCTGTCCTGTCATATCTGTTTCATAAGGGTATTGTTCTGTTTCGGTGTCTGCCACCGTCTGTATATCTCTGTCCTTTACAGTTACCGCCCTGTCGGGTGCTGTTCCTACAAATATGCTTTCAAACGGATAGGCTTGCACTTCTGTTTCTCCAACTGTTGCCACATCTGCCGTTTGATACTGTATATTTCTATCCGGCTTTGTTCCTGCAAGTTCTGAATCAAACTTATATGCCTGCCCTGTAGCCTGTGCGGTTATTCCCTCCTGTGCTACACCTCCCGCCGTGTTTCTCTGCGGTATCGTTCCGGCTTTTGCCTGTCCTGTCTGATTGCTCGTATATTGGTATCCCATTGTGTCCGATTCGGTCACAATCTCGGTATCCTTTGTTGCAAATGTAATATTCCTGTCCGGCTTCGTTCCTGTCGGTGTAAATTTTGCCGTATATCCCGCTGCCTGTGTCATTACATCTATAACCGTATTTTCAACCGCACCAACCGTATTTCTGTGTGGTTCTGTTCCTGCCTTTAATTGCCCTGTCATAGGCACGGAATATAGCCAAAATTCCGTTTTAGGCATTACTACCACAGTAATAGACCCTTGGTAATAAAGACCGTCTAAATGAGCCGTTAAACGCTTGTATATGTCAACCGTCTTTATAATCTCGTCATAGTCTGCTGCAACCCTTGATTCTGTCGTATCAAGTACAATACGGAATCTGTACGGCTTTCCTCCGTAGTCGAACCACTCTTCTATCTCACTCTTTGGGTGTATTCCACCCAAAGCCATTTCAACGGCTGCCTTTGTGCCTAATTTCTGATGCACTCTTACGCTATCCCGGATAATCGCCCTTTTCGCTTCTATCGGGTAATCGTAATCGTACCAATCTACATGGAGGTCATACGCCAATACATCAAGCCACGTTTCCGATAACTCGTTTATATTGGCATATATGATATTCTTTTTTGTCTGCTCTACTGTTTGGTGCAGTTCGTCCGCTATGAGCCGACCCAACGCAACCATTTTTTCATCCTTTTTCAAGGCGGGCGGAAATGTTGCGTAAAAATCGGCATCTTTTAAACTATTCATCTTCGACCCCTCCAAAGGTTACGGTACACTTTTTCAATACCGCAACGCTTCCCTTTGGTATCTCCGTGAATACAGGTTTTTTAATATCCGCCCTCTTTATGCCCGAATCCATAAGGATTGCATAAAAATAGGACGGGTTAATATCCCGCCCCATTTTAGAGGTCTGCCATAATTCGTAGCTTTCCACCGCCAAATCAACCGCCCTTTTGATTTCTTTGGTGCTTGCTTCCTTGTCTTTTGGTATGTAATATGTTAATTCAATATCAAAATCAACCGTTGTCGGTGCTGCGACCGTTACCTTATCCGTCATAGGTCTTATATCATCTGCACTTAAATATGCCTGCACCTCTTTTATAAGTTCCTCGCTCGGCAACTCTCCGCCATATAGCATTATCCTTATATCTGCTACTCCGTCCTGCGGACTTTCTGCGGATACATCACTTATTTGTGAGGATACCGCCTTGGCGTGATATATATAACTCCCTCTCGGTCCGGCGGTAGTGTAGCTTTCTTCGGATTCTCTCATACGGTTGTAATATGCGGTATCGCTTTCTTCTCCGCTTCCCCCGGCTGTTTCTGTTGTGTTTGCCACTTCCTTAAAATATAAAAATTCCTCTGTAACAAGTCTGCTTACCTGTCCGGGTGTAAAGCCGTTTCCGTCCTCTCCTAATGTCGTGCATACCGCTTCTACCTCTGCGTATGTTTCTCCTGCTGGGAATGTCAAGTATCCCGTTGTCACAAAGTTTATGTATCCGTCTACCGTTACCTCGATTTCATCCGTTATCACATACTCCTTATCAAGTGCCGTTGTAATACTGAATCCAAGCGTTGTCCTTGCTGCCGTAGGCTGTAGCCTGTATGTGTTATGGAATATTTCACTTAATGAATCTAAATTTTGCCCTGTGGCATATCTTGGTAAGTTCTGTTTTGCCGATTCGTTGATATTTACCCTTTCCTGTATGATTACACTTGCAAGCCAAAGGATAAACGCTCTTACAGGGTCGGCAGGGTATAAGGTTCTGCCTGTAATCTCTTCGTATCCGGCTATCAGTTTATTTACAAGTGCTTCCGTATCGGTATCCACAAACTCAACCTCGGGTAACTCACTCGGTATATTCCTCGTCGTATTCGTCATATTCGCCATTTACTTCTACCTCCACTTTAGGTTTTAATATGCCCCTTTCGTAGTCTGTCGTAAAATCTATACTTACAATCTCTGCTCTCGGCTCATATTCTCCGATTTTGTCATAAATATCTGCCGTTGCAAGTGCCGTTGCTGTTGTAATCGGTTTATCTATGTAAGCTGCATTTAATCCAAACTCACGGTTAAGCGGTATGTCATATTCTAACGAGGATAGCAAAAACCAAACATTTTGTATTACTTCCTCGTATAGTGTTTGAGGTGCAAGGTTTATAGGCTGTTCCTGTGCGGTATCTATCGTAAAACTCATTCCTGCCTGCCTTTCTACCTCTTTGCGTACTGTTCAAGCGATAAGGTGCTTTTGGCTATCAACAGGTTTCCTTGATTATCGAATTTCTCATAATCTTTTGTATGTCCTGTGATAACCCATTGGCTGCCGTATTTCTTACCGCCGATAACAAGCGTAAGGATTTTTCCTTTCTTTCTGTACTTGTCTATTTTGTTCTGCATTTTCTTGGGATTTACCCCAAGAAATGCGGATAGATAAATGGTAAGGCTCGCCGTGTCTGCATCATTGTATTGAAACTCTAATAACGGCTTTTTAAGATGCCTTGTGTGTTTTGCATAATTGGTTTTACTGTCTATCTTCAAATCGTCAAAGGTTCTTACCTTATTTGCCGATACCTTAAAGACAATATCCCCAAGTGTTCCAATCTCTGCCATTAGATACCTCCTATAACAAAACCGTCCCCCTCTCCGTCCGGCTTGAATATGCACAATACCCATTGCCCTACGGTTGGAATCCAAGGTTTTACTTTAATCTTGCATCCTGTTTCACATTCCACGGTTGGCGGTCGTTTTACAATCCTTAAATCTCCTGTAACTATGCCCTGGTCCGGAATCTGTACCCTTGCGGTCATTTCTCCGGCGTTTACCTTACTTACCTGTCCGATTCTTACAATATCTTTTAGTTCCTGCATATCTGTACTGCTGAATCCTGCCATTTAATACCCCTCCAACACGCTACGCAACTTTATCTGTACCTTGTATCCGCCTGTGATACTATGTTGTGCCTGTTCTACTATGTACTTTCCGTCAAATTCTCCGTATCCGTATACAGTTACGGTTATGCCTGCCACATAGTCCACATCCCCGACTAAGGTAAATTCCGCTGTTGTTTCGCCTTTATTTCTCTGTCGCAACTGGCACTTTGCTAACTCCAACGCTTCCGCTTGGCTTGTTACCTTATGCTTAAATTCGTATGTCTGTCCGTCCGGGTCTGCTCCCGGTGCTGTGTATGTAGCTTCAATAGTTTTCTTTGTGTTCGGGTCTGTATATGATACATGGCATTTTGAATAGGATGTATCTGCCGTTTTTGTAGAAAAACTATAGCTTAATATATTTCCTTTCCCTGCCTTTATCTTTTTAACGGATGATTTCTTTTCATAATCTGCTTCGTCAAAAAGAACAATGGTTTTTGATGTAACCTTTAAGGAAATACCTGCATTTTTGCATAGCTTTTTCAAAAAAACTATATCCGCCGTGTTTACCTGCTCTTTTCTCTTGTAGCTTGGGTTGTGGCTTGAAAGATACATTACTTTCATACTGTTACCCTTGCCTATCTTTTCTGCTATATTTTTAAGATTGGTATTCTCCCAAGTCTTAGATTTCTTTTCCTGCCGTAACTTTGTACTGTACGGTATTGATGTAGCCTTTATGGTTAATTTCTGCGGTGGTCCTTGATAACTCACGCTGTCAATCTCAAATTTTCCGCAATCTAATACCTTATCTTTTCCGTCTGAATACGGATTTTTTTGTATTACAATAGCGTGTATCTCCGTACCCTTAAATGCTTTCTTTTCCTTAATCACGGTCGTTTTTGTTGTGGTTGTTGCCTGTCCTCCCTCCACGTCTGAAGCATTGCACCAACCGTATACCCTTTGTCCGTCCTGTGATATAAGATGATATGGGTGTGCGTTGTGATTCGCTATTGTGCATTTACAGGTGCTTGCACCCCTGTTTACTGTCGGTTCTGCTGCCATAGAGGATATATATACCGGTCCGCCCTTGAATTTCACAATAGCACCTACCTTTATCTCTCCACCGCCTGTAGTAACCGTTTCTGTTTTCGTTTTTACCGCTTTGCTCGTATTGAGCCAATCTTTAATCCATTTACCCTCCCTATCGTCCAAGGATAGGCTTATATCGTCCGTTTCGTCCTCTTCTTTGTCTGTAAAGGACAGGGATAACAGATACTTGGATAATTCCTTGGATATATCTGCACCCTTAAAGTACAGTTTTACCACGGTACGCCTTGCGTAGTTCTTATTACTCACTTACCGTTACCCCCTGTTTCCACGGTGGCAGGGATTCCGATACCGTTAATTCAATTTCCGGCAAGGTCAATACAACCCCTGCTGGAAAAATATAGGTATCTTTATACTCAATATTCGCCTTAATAAGAGTATCCATATACATTTCATTGCCATAGGCTTTATAAGCTACAATATCCCAAGTATCCCCGGATACCGTTGTATAAGTGTTATTAAGCATATACTACCCTGTCCTCCTGTTCTTTTTGTTCTTTCAGAATTGCAACAATGATTGCTCGTAGCCTCTCTAAAAATACTTCGTCATACTGTTCTAACTGTTGCTTAATGTTATTTGCTTCGCCGTTTCCGTTCACTACAACGCTTGGCGAATTTTGAACATTTATAACGATTGTGCCGGCCCCACTCATTCTTGCGGATACATTATCCGCCGTCTGTGCCTGTGAGATATTGTTAAATATCTGTCCTGTCTGTGCTGCCGTAAATACTTTTCTGTTGGCAGCGTTTGTAATCAACTCCGGTCCATTCTCTCCGGCTATAAATGTACCCGGTGTCCTGTCTGTACCTTTTGCAAATCCTGGAATCAAAGGTATGTTAATTCCTTTTCCGCCAAGTCCGGGAACCCAATCCGGCACTTTTAATTTATTAAGTCCACCAATCACGGTATTAACCGCTGATACAACGGCTCGTAATGGTGCTTTGATAATTTCGCCAAGACCTCCAACCGCTCCCGAAAAGATAGACTTAATTCCGTTCCAAGCCTGCGACCAATTACTTGTAAATACGCCTGTCACAAAATCTATAATTCCGCTTAACACGGTCATAAGATTTTGTATTATGCCCTGCACTGAACCAATCACAGATTGAACCACGGATAAGATTACAGGCATTACAGCTTGCACCACCTGTAAAATTCCCTGTACGATTGGTGCTACTATGTTCCAAATTGTTGTTAAGGCGGTTTGAATTACCGGAAGCAATACCGATAAAACATTAGTAACTACAGGCAAAATTGCTTGAATCGCTGCCGATATAGCAGGCAGTACGGTACTTGTTATAAAATTGAACAATTCCGATATAATCGGTAATACATAGGTCTGTAAAAACGAGATAAGTTCCGATATAATCGGCATCAATCCGGCTATAAAATCGGCAATAATTGGAATGACCGCACCGACAAAATCAACAATACTTTGAATGATTGACATTATCGTAGGTGCTGCTGCCTGTATGAAACTCACAATACCCGGCACAACATCATTTATAATTACCTGTAATACCTGTTCCGCAACAGGAACTACATAGGTTGTCACAAATGCTATTACATCTGATACCGCCGTTTTTACCTTTCCAAGGATATTTACAAGCGTATCAAATACCTGTACGCCTTTATCCCCGAAAATCTCTTGTATCTTGTTTCTCGCTTCTCCGATATTGCTATCAGAGAAAATATTTTTAATGGTATCTCCAACATTCGTAATAACCGCTACAATCTTGTCAAAGATTGCCAACGCTTCACTTCCGAATGTCTTTTCTATAAATGCTCTGATTTCCTGTAAGTGATTTTTTACCAACTGAATAACAGTAATAATTGTTGTGATTACTCCAACAATCGGTAAAATCTTACCTACCACTCCACCAAGCGGACCAAATACGGAACTTGCCAAATTCCCCAACGGTCCAAGCATAGTTTTTATTGCATTTCCTACAGGTGCTATAAACTTCGTTATTTTCCCGAATCCTGCACCTATGAGATTCCCAACCTTTCCTAAAGGCGAATTTGCTATAACTGTTCCAACTCCCGACAGGATACCGCCAAGTTTACCGCCCATTCGTGTAAACGGACTTAAAAACAGGTTAAGTAGTTTTGAACCCGCTCCCATTACAGTACCGCCGATTTTCCCACCGATACCGCTAAATACACTACCAATCTTTGTAAACAAGGTGCTGTTGCTTAATACTCCGCCTAATGCACTGCTTACGCCCCCGGCTGCGTTCTTTACGCTTGTGAAATATCCAAGAATACCGCTACCGATATTCTTAAAATTCAAAAATCCGCCTGTAAGGCTTTGTAGGTACTTATTCATTCCGATTCCCTTGATTATTTCAAAGGCTTTTTGAACATTGAGTATTCCGCCTTTTACTTCAAGGAAACCTAGCTTTGCTGCAAGTCCTCCGACTTTTAACCCCGCTAATGCAACCGCAACTTTGGCAATGGTTTTTGTTGCCTGCGGATTCTCTCTTACAAAATTTGTTACTGCGTTTACTATTTCTGTAAACCTCTTCACACCCTCTGTAAGGGTCGGCAATAACAACTCTCCAAGTTCCACCTGTAAAGCATCAAATGCAGATTGTGCCAATGTGATACTTCCGTTAAGGTTATCCAACTTGGTTTCTGCCATTTGTTTAGCTGCACCGTCACAGTTATATACCGCATCTGTAAGTTTATTAAAATCGGCTTCTGATGCGTTTACGATAGCAAGCATACCCGCAAAACTTTCTTTTCCGAAAATCGTTGTTGCTGCTGCCACCTGTTCCGCTTCGGACAATCCGCCCAAACTGCTTCGGAGGTTCTTTACTACATCCCCGAAACTCTTCATAGAGCCGTCTGCATTTGTAAGGCTTATGCCGTATTTCTCCATTGCTGCCGCTTGTGCATCTGTCGGCTTCGCCATATTGGCTAATGCTGTCTTTAAACTTGTACCTGCGACCTCTGCCTTAATACTTGCATTTGCCATAAGTCCAATACCTAAAGACATATCCTCTACGCTATACCCTAATGCTCCGGCTACAGGTGCGACCTTTTGGAATGTTGACCCCATCATACTTACATTGGTGTTTGCATTGCTTGATGCCTGTGCCAATACGTCTGAAAAATGCCCGGCATCTGATGCACTCAACCCAAAAGCCGTTAAGGCATCCGTTACAATATCGGATACACCTGCCAAATCTTCCCCGGAAGCTGCTGCAAGGTTCATAATACCCTCGATACCGCCTAACATATCCTCGGTTTTCCAACCTGCCATAGCCATATATTCCATAGCCTGTCCGGCTTCTGTTGCGGTAAACTTTGTTGATGCTCCCATTTCTTTAGCTTTGTTTGAAAGTTGGGCGATTTCCTCAGTTGTTGCTCCCGATATTGCCTTTACTCCCGACATCTGCTCTTGAAATTCGGCTGCCTTTTTAACCGGTCCGACATATATCGCCGTTCCTACTGCTGCGATTGCTCCTATTGTTCCTGTCAACTGTGACTTTGTTTGTGCTATCGCTGCGTTATTCTTATCTATTTTTTCGTTAATGGCTGCAACTTTCTCCTGTGATTTCTGCAACCTGTCATATTGCTTTTGTAATTCCTCTGTGTTTTTAGCAAGGTTGTCTGTATTTATGCCCGCTTCTTGGAGTGCCTGCCCCATTTCCTCCAATTTTTCCGTTTCGTCTGCTGCCTTATCCCTTGCCTTTGCCAATGCTTCCGTATTGGCTTCTAATTTCTTTTTAAGTTTCTCGGATTCTCCGCCTGTTGCATCATACTCCGCCTGTAACCTTTCGTGTTCTTTTTCAAGGTCTGTAACTCTCTGCTTGCTTCTCTCTACTGCCGTCTGCTGTTTCTGATACGCCGATACATCCTTTAACTTATTTCTAACCTCTTTCAGATTATCGCCCAAAAGGGTCATAGTGCTGTTTGCTGTCTTAAAGGTCTTAGAGAAGTTCGGCCCCAAGGCTGCGGTTAATTGAAAGAAAAATTGAAATTGTCTTGCACTCGCCACGCCTTTACCTCCTTTCGGGCATAATAAAAGCACCCGCCTGTGCAAGTGCTGAATCTATGTAAATTATGATTATTTTCTTTGTTAAAATCCGCCCTGTGTTTCAAGGGCGGATATGTTATTGGTTGTTCTGCTGTTGTGCTTTCTCTTTTTCTATCAATCCGTTAAGGCTTCGTATCCACCCTCTTAAATCACGGATTGTAAGGCTTACCCAATAATCAACCCCTGTGTGTGTCTGTCTTGAAAGTAAAAGTGCATTTTCTCTTACCCAAGTTCCGGGGTTTAATCTGTTAAGCCTGTTGTCACTAAAAAATCTCTGCTCTTATTCTTGATTTTTCCAAAATCACGGATAGGTAAATGCTCGATAAGGTCACTTCCTACGCCTGCTGCTCTCGCTGCCATTTTAGACAGGAAAGATGTTGAAATTTCCGGCGATAATACATACTCGCCAACTGCTGCCATTTCATTTTCAACGGCAATCATATCCGAACCTAAAAGACCCTCAAAATCAAAAGTCAACTTATCGTATGTCTTTCCCTCAAATTCAAAAGGTTTCTTGAATACATGGGTATAATTTAATCCGTCTGTGTCCGATTCGGTCACATTTGTTTTCTTTTCTTCTGTTGCTACTGCTGTCTGCTTTACATCTTCCATTGTGTTTAATCCTCCAATTTTCTACCAAATACAGGAAAAGCACGGTTTCCCGTGCTTATTTTCCAAGTGCCTTTCTTACATCCGCTAAGTAATCTTTTCCGTTTACATAGTAGATATAATTAAGTGGGTCAATCTCCAACTTTTTCTTACCGTCAATGTATGTAGCATAATAACTTACTGCATACTCTCCGCTTACCTCTGCTGCCGCTGCCGTGGCAACTTTTCCGGGGTTAAGTTTCTTCGGGGTTACTACAAGGATATGTTTTACAGATACAACCTCTGTAGTACCCTTTACGGTGTCTTTCTGCTGCTGTGCTGCTCTTAAATCAATATTGTGCTGTCTAGGCTCATGTAATTTAATCGCATTATTTGTTACCGTTCTGAAATTGAGGGTAAGGCTCATTGCTTCAATCGCACCTAAAATTACAGATTCGATTTTACCGCCAATGCCGGCCCCGCTGATTTCTTCGGTAATATTTGAAATTTCGGGCAATGTAACTTCGGAGATTCCGATATATTCCGTTGCATCTTCGTACACCGCAAACCCGATTACTGTTTCGTCAATCTTTGGCATCCTGTTTTACCTCCTACGCAAAAATATTTTCGAGATAACTTACGTCATACTCTAATACAAAATCAAGTTCCTTTGCAGGACTTGGCGGTGTAAGGTAGATATGGAATTTTGCCTTGCCTGCCAATAAGTCCGCTGTGGTGTTTTCTTCCTCCAAGAACTCAACACGACCGCCTAAAATCTTCTCTTCCGCCATTAAGCCGTTGAGCCAAATGTTAATACTCTGTGTAACGGATTCGATAAGGCGTTTATTTAACTTCTTATCAACCTTGCTCCACATTGAGAGGATAACGGAATTTGCTACCCAGCTAAACATACGGCTTACGCAATAGAAATAATCCGTAACATCTGTATTTGCCGGGTAGCAAGCTGTTTCATTGCCCCAAGATACAAAACTGCCTGTAAGGTTTAATGCCGTGATAATTCCGTTTGAATTAAGGTAATTCGCTTTTACGAGGTCTAAAAGTACCTCTGTGCCGTCTGCAAGTGCCATTCCGTCAATCTGAATAGTCTTATTACTTGCTGATTCGCACGGCGAACCTCCGCCTAAGTCCTCTGTAGCATCCGTCTTTGACATAACGCCCGCCTGATGTACGGATGAATGGTAGATTTTACCGCCAAGCGTATACTTGGGCCATGTAACAAGCTGTGACGGCTGTGTGATATTGTTCTTGCTCTTCCACGCTGGAACATCCGAATATACCTTTACCGTTTCTGTGTCTGCATCAATGATTGCTTTTCCTGTAAATAATCCGTTAATGTTCTCCGCCTTTGCTGCCATAATTGCAGCTACCTCCGAATCTGTAGAAAAGTTTGGTGCAAGGAAGAGTGTAGGGATAACGCCGTACTTAGGATATACGGAATCTACCAACTCAAAACCACTTGATTTATTGGTATTTGTGTCATATCCTCCGATAATTTCCTTTTTTGTGACCTTGCTAGGGTCAACGGAATTAAACTTAATATTAAGTCTTGCGTTGTCCGCTTTGATTTTTCCACTTTCGATACGCTCTAATCTTAATACTCCGTCTGTATAAAAAAGGTCGTAATCTTCGCCCCTTGTGTATGTTTCTGTAAGCGAATCCTCGCCGTCATATCCTTTTACCTCTACCGTATCGCTTACCGCTTCATACGGTAACTCTGTGATTCCTCCGGCTAATGTCTTTTCTACCGTTTCCGCTCCTTTAAGGTGCTTTGCAGGGTCAAGGACATTAACCATAATAATAGGTCCATTAGAATACAGCTTGAATGATGAATAGATTTCCTCGCAAATATCGTATTTATCCCATTCGTCACTATATCCCATTGCTGCCACCGCTTCCGCATAATTGGAAGCGTATACAGGCTCGTTTACTTTTCCGCCTACTGTATGTACCGGGGCAGTACCTACAATGAGGTGTATACTGCTGTCCGCAACAACAGGTGTTGAAACGCTTGTAGCCTGTTTACTTGCTTTCGCTCCGTGATAGTAATTACTCATTTACCTTAGTCCTCCTTTGGCTTTCTCATAAGACTTAAAACATCATTGTAATATTTATTCAATAATGTTCCTGCCGTCTTTACTTTTGGTTTGCATACCGCAAGGCTCTCCGTTGCCACAATAAGCAATCTTACCTGTGGTAACTTCTCAATGGTCGGTTCTAAATACTTTTCAACTGTTTCCCTGTTTCCTGTAAAAATCGTATTTTCTACCAACCCGGTGTTTGTTGTCGGTCCGATATAAATAAATCTTTCCTCTGTGGCATTCGTATTTGCCGTTTCCTGCGGTTTTTCTGTTTCTGCCGTAGAATTTACCGCCTGTTCGGTTTCTTCTGCCTTTGTGGCTGTTCTGCTCGCTCTTGGCATACTTTCCAACCTCCTTTACTCTAAATACTGTCTTACATCCCTGCGAATCTGTGGTAACTCCCAAATTGTCATAAGTTCTCCGACTTGGTACAATTCCATATTTTCATCATAGATAATTGTTTCTATCGGCTTCTGACAGGAATAATGTTTATCTATTACCACATCCTCTAACAGGCTTGTTTCTATCTTTGTGACAAGGTTAAGGCATTGCATATAATTCTCGTTTTTATCCTCCGAAAATGTAACGCAAATAATACGCACCCTGCATACATTCTCTTCATCATCTACCTTTTTGGTAAGCAATTTAAGAAGTATGTAGGGTGCTGCTTTCTTTTCCTGTTCCTTGTTTGGCAAGTTCCCGATAAAAACTAACGGCGGTCGCTCTCCGGGGTCTGTTCCATTCTCCGGCACTCTTGCGATTAACCGCATATCTTTTACTTTATCTTCCGTATAGGCTTTAAGTGCATTTAATAGGTCAATCGCTGTCATTAACTACCTCCGTTCAAAATTCTATCAAGTTCATGTTCCATACGATTGTTGATTACTTCGTTTACCCTGTCCTCGACCGTCTTTAATACAACGGCATTTTCCGCCATTCTTGGCACGGACGGACCGTAAAGCTGTTTAATCGGATAGCTTGAATCACTCTTACGCTCATATATTCCTATGTGACCGTTTGGCATCTGTGCGGTAAATGATTTTGCAAGTTCTACTTGGCTTTCACTCCGCTTTACCGCTGCCTTTACAGGTGTTTTACCGTATGTTGCTTTCTGTGGTGTGACATTGTATTTAATAAGTGGGATAACCGTACCTGCGTACTCAATGCTCCCTATCAGTCCGTCACTCCGCATTTCAACCTTTTTATATCCAATATGTGAATACCTCGATATAACCGCCGGACTTACATAGTACACACTCTTAATCTGCTTATTAAAAGCCGTCCGCCCCGCTATCAATCCTCTTTGCATAGCAGGTTTTAATACTTTTTCGTCCGCTTTTCCCAAGCCGGATAAAATAGCGTGTAGCCTGTTGGTGGTTTCCTGTGATACTTCAATGTCTATCATTTACTCATCCTCCCCCACCAACTCAATAATAAGTTCGTTGTATTCCGTTGTAACCTCGGATATTTTATACAGTTCGCTGCCTATCCACATTCTCATACCCTGCCTTGGTTCTTTTTCCAAATCAGATAATCGGATGCGTACTACAAGCAACTTTTGGTATATACCCTGTGCATGGTCCCCGGATAGCATTTGTCGGCGTGCTTCTGCTGCATCCGAATCAAATATAACAGGTACATTCCTGTCTATTCCGTCAATGCGGACTCTCTGCAATTCCGCAAATTCCTCCGTGTTGTAAAAAGTACGGTCCAGGTCCTTATCAAGCATTTCCTTAAAATTCTTCATAGGCTGCCACCGCCTTTAGCAGACGGTAGCAACATACCAAGAATCTACTTCGTGAGGTACACAAAGAGGTGCTGAATTTAACTGCAAGAATCTTCTCGGCGGGCGTCTTTCTACCCACTGTTCCGGGATTCTCGACCCCTCGACTACCGCAATCGTCTTTCCGGTTTCGTCCACAACTCCAACCCCACCATAATACATAGAGTAGTTGGCTTCGGTCGATAACAAGGCAACCGCATTTGTCGGCACTAAAGGCTTGTTTTCCGGCTTATCCTTATTCGTCCAGTTATCTAAAAACCACTCATTGTAGGAATAAATATCCATTCCCTCTCCCTGTATGGTCCCGATATAAGTTACACCGTTCGGCAACTCCCTAGGCTTGATTACTGCAAGGTCGTAGCGTTCCACATCAAGCAATTTCTGTACTTCCTCGTCCATAATGAACTCTTCTAACGCTTCATCTCCCATAATGCAGACATTGCAGTTTACAAAACCTGTTTTCTGTACCTGTTTACGCCAAGCCTTTAACTGCTTTAATTTACCTCCCTGCGTCTTATTCCACTTTTCAGCTTCCTTTAATGTTACTTTGTTAGTAAAATTAAAATCAATTTCTGCCTGTAACTCTTTTCCGTCCTTGTCAAGGATAGGAATTTTACCTGTGAATAAAGCCTGACAGCACATCCATTCCTCACGGCGTGTAATCATTTCGTCAAGTTCCGTAAAATCCCTCTGCATTTTCTCTACCGCTCTCTGATTCGGGGATTTACCGCCGTAAAGACTTTCGCCCGGTGTACGCTTTAAAATATCGTCTACGGTTGTAATTTTGTTTGGTGCTACAAGTGGTGGCTCGTAGGTGTTTGTTTCGTATCCCTCATTGTCGATAGTCACGCCACCAATCTTTTTATGTACGAATGGTGCAAGCTGTCGATTTCCTTTCTTAAAATCTACATCAATCTTCTGTGTATCGAATGTTTCGACATTTCGGAAGAAAGTAGACTTAATGAACGTCTGCACTTTAGGCATACGCTCTACAAGTTTCCCCATTGTTCTAGGGTCGTAAATGCTGATATTTGCCATTTTTATTTATCTCCTTTTCTCTATGCTGTTGCGTTGTCTGTATCTACGAGGAAAATACCAATTTTTCTAAATGGTGCTTTAAAGTCTGCTGCCGTTTTGCCTACAGGTACTTCAATCGCACTACCGAAAAATTCGCCTGTGAGGTAATATACTACCTCTTCTCCCTCTTCTGCGTTTTCTGCTGCAAGTCCGTATACATCTGCTACGGTATCTGCTGTTACCGCCTTGATTTTTCCGTCTGCCCCAAGTGTAATAGGCATAAGTTCGTGAATTGTTTCTCCGCTTGCTACTGTGCCCGAATCGGTCACAACGGGAAAATCCCCGGCGTGTACCATTTTAGGAGAATAGCTTTCTAACTTCTCTTTTCCTGCCATTGTTCTTTACCTCCTGTTATTTTGTCTGTGGATACATCTGGTCGATAATATCGCCGAATGGGTCGTTATCTTCTCCCTGTCCGCCATTGTTAGAAGTTGGGGTTACGTCTTTTACTCCCGATTTATCTACATCATCCTCACGGTTGTTTAAAAACGCCTGCCCTGTCTTTTTCTGTGCTGCTACAATCTGCATTGCAAACGCTTCCGCACTTACAGGCTCTTCATATTTTGCTTTTTTTGCCAAATCCTCAAATCCCGGCAATGTGATTTCATCAATCGCCTTATTTCTTGCCCTTTCTGCTTCTACTGCTGCCTGTGTGTCCGCTCCGGCGTTGTCTTTTGCTCCTGCCAAAATCTCGGTTTTATACGCATTGGCTACGTCCGGGTGGTTCTTTTTAAACTCTTCCAATGTCATGTTATTGCCCTCCTTGTTTTTTCCATTGGTTTTATAGTTATTATTATGGCTATTGGCGTAGCCTAATAATCCTTTTGGTATCGTGCTGAATCTCTCCAAGCCGATAGGTACGGAATTTACAATTACTTTTTCCGCATTTTCTACCTCTGTATCCACATCTGTAAACATTACTGCGGTACAAAAGCCTGCTTCTACTGCTTCCTCGCCTGTGAACCATTCGCCCTCGTTTGTCATAAGGCTTTTTATCTCTTCCTCTGACTTGTCCGTAACGGTCATATAGCAATTAACAATAGATTGTTTGATTGTTTCCAATTCCTTAACGATATTTTCCAAATCTGTTGTATTGTAGTATCCAATCAATCCGGCTAATGGGTCGTGTATCATAAATACACCGCCTACAGATATTTCTATGGTATCGCCCGCCATAGCAATAATGGTTGCTGCACTTGCACACCAACCGTCAATTTTTACCGATATTTTCGCCTTATGTTCTTTTAATCGGGTATATATTGCTACTGCTGCAAATACATCCCCTCCGCCCGAATTGATACGCACGGTTATTTCATCTACCGCCCCCAAGTCTTTTAACTCTTGGTTAAATACGCTTGGTGTGATTTCATCCCCATACCACGAATACTCGGAGATTTCGCCGTACAATAGCATTTCTGCCGTGTTGTTCTCTTCGTCCGGCACAAAGTTCCAAAACCTTTGCACTTCGTTCTTATTCCTCGGTTTCTTCCTCTGTCTGCCCTCCGTCATTGTCGGGGTTGTTTTCTGTGTCTGATTCCTCACGTCCGTTAATATTCTCAACGGTTTGTGTGTCTGTCTTTGCACCTCCTGTTACCTCCTTTAACAATTCCTCTTCACGCTTTCGCTGTTTGATATTTTTGTAAAAGTCTGTGCCTGTAAGTTCCCTTGCTTCTCTTTCCCTTGTGGAGTAACCGCCCTGTACCCTCTTCTCGGCAGCTTCAACCTCTTTTGTCGGGTCAAGCTGTCCGGCACTCGGTCCCGTCCACTCTGCCGAACAATAGGCATCTTTAATAATCGGGTCTGTAAAAAATCCGGGTGCTTTTATTCTCCCTTTTGCTACCGCTTCGCTTAACCATTCTTCATAGATTGGTTGGCAAAAATCAGCTACAAACCACGCCCGATACATCTTTACAACCTTGAAAAATTCAAGAATTGCGGCCCTTGATGCGGAATAGTTACTTGAAAAAGCCATAATCAGTATTTCGTATGGAATTTCCAAGGCTGCCCCTATCTGCTTTAGTACCGCAATTACAAACGGGTCAAAGTTCGGGTTTGGTCTGCCCGGGTTTACCATATTAGCTTTTTCTCCCTCTCCAAGGTCGATTACTGCCCCGGGTGCAAGCTCAATACTGTTTTCGTCCTCTTGGTCTACCTGCATCTCTTCCGGGATGCTTTCCCCAAACGGCACATCATCACTTGCACTTTCTTTTTCAATGAACACGGTAAACAATCCGTTAATAACTGCTGCCAATACTTCCGCTTCGGTGTATCGTCCTAACTGCTTTATTGTGTCAATTACAGGTGCTAAAAAGGGAACTCCTCGGACTTGTCCGATTCGCTCCCTATTCATAATGTGTAATATGTTTCTTCGTCCTGTTTTCTCTCCGTATGCAAGTACCCTTACCCACTCTCTCGGTTCTCTATCTGTAAACGATAGCGGATGAAACTTTGATACATGGTAGGCAACAACCTCTCCTGCTTTGTTCTTTTCCACACCCTCACAAAACAGAGGGTTTACCCTTTCGTTATCCGGTGTGCTTACCCTGTCTGCTTCAAGGGTTTGTATTCTAAGGTCGTAAACGCTCCCTACCCTCTTGGTTGTTGTCATTAGTGCGAACGAATCGCCACTAAGCAAGGCATTTAAAAATGCCAACTGCTGTAACTGATAAAAATTGTCTATCCTTTCAAGGTCGCAATTCGTAGAATCCGCCCAATGTGCAAATTCTCTTTCTATCGTTTCCTCTAACTCCCTTGCTTCCTCCGGCTCAATCTTTAATACTTCCTCATTGATTGATGCTTTTAGGTGTAACCCAATTCCTATAGTATCGGTTCTAAGCCTTTTTATTGCCCCTGTGGCAACATTTGAGCCACCATAGAACAAATCCCTAGACCTCTGCCTTAAAGGGTCTATATTGTCCTCTACATCCTCCCTGTGGCTACCTCCGCCGTGCGTCCAACCTATAAGACTTTTCTTTGTGGCACTTGCACCGTAGTTTCCGTAACCGCTGTTAATCATACTAAGGCGTTTTTTTGCCACTTCTCGCTTTAATGCCCTTTCCGGGGATATTGCTTTTATGGCTTTATCAATAAAATTCAAGTCTCAAACCTCCTTTCTCCGTATTTTGAGTACGAAAAAAGCACCTTGGGTACTTCTATATCTCCTTGGTGCTTTGCTATTTTATATATTATCACAAAAAATCGGGCAATGGCGGGCAATCTTTTATTTTCCTGTTTTGCTTGTATTTCCGCCCTTTTCGGCTGTTTTTGCCTATAAATCTCTTGGTACAATCCTGTATACCCTGTTTCTGCCCTTTTTCTTTGCTAAATTCTCCAATTCCGCCACTTTATTACTCCAATATTCTATCTGTTTGCGGATTTCTGCCAAATTTGCCCTTGTAAAGGACTTTCCGCCTATTGTGTATGATTGGTTTATTGCTACCTCGCTTTCCGCTTCCAACCACATTTCTAAGTGTTTTTTTGCGACTTCAAGTGTTATTGCTGCCATTATGCTATACCTCCGCTTCTATTTCCTCTACGTCTTGTTTGTTTTCGTGTTACCTGCACCTCTGTTTTTTTCTTCGGTGGCTCTTTTAGGGTTAATCCTGTAATTTCTATTGCTGCCTGTGCGTAGTTTCTGCAATCTAAAGGCTCATTTCGTTTTGTTTCTCCTGTAAGTTCCCATACAAAATACGGTCTGCCTTTTTTGTATTTTAATACCTGTTTCTCTGCCGTAAGACCTTTAAAATAATCCTCGTCATATCCTCGGATATATTCGTTTTCGTCTTTCGGGAAATGGCAGTATCCGGGGCCCTCTTCCTCAATCTGTAACCTCTGCAACAAAAGGGATTTACCTGTATCAACTCCAAGGGTAAATAAATACGCCTGCTCCCTGTTGTTTTTTGTCGGCTTTGATATGTATGGTCTTGCTGTACCCTCATTACCTCCCTTTATTGCAAATATCTTTCTTGCAGTTCTCGCCTTGCAGAATCTATATACCTTATTGGTAAAATGTCCGCCCGAATCCATACAGGCACATGATATTCTCATTGCCGTACCGTCTGCTTTTTTAAATGTCTGCTTTAAAAAATCGTCAAGGTTCTTCCATACTTCCGATTGTTTCAAATCTCCGTATATTCTCTTGTAGATTATGCCGTAGCTTTCGTGTTCCACGCCCCAACCTACTACCTCGACCTCAAAGCGGTCATCCTGTGTATCTATTCCTGCCGTGATTGCTATAACTTCGTCCGGCACTTCGCAACGGTATCTTTCCCTACGCTTCAACAGGTCATCTTTACTTGCTTTCTCGCCCTGTTCCTCCCAAGTCTGCCCCAATTCGGTATTAACCCAAGATTTCATAAGTTCGATATTGCCTTTTTTTAATGCCTGGTCCGCTTCGATAAAGCCTTTTACAATCTTATCCCAACCAAAAAAAGTAGATGCCAAGGAATTAAAGTGGAATCCTCGCACTTTACGGTTTGGATATTTTGCCACATACCGCCCCTCATTAAAATGCTCTTTCCACTCAACTTCTGTATGTACTACTCCGCATTTCGCACATACATAGGTTGTACTTTCTATTTCCCCGTCTGCATCCACTTTATAGATTAAATTACTCCATTCCAACGGTTGTAATTCTCCGCAACTCGGGCAAGGCACATTCCATTCTTCCATAGTGGAATGTTCGTACTCCATTTCTATACGGCTTGCCCCTTTTATCGTTGGCGTGCTTGTGTCTACCTCTTTTCGATTCCAATATGTTGTAAGTCGTTTCCCTGCAAGTATCAGAGGGTCCCCCTCCGCTCCTGCTGTTGGTGGGTAAGCGTCTATCTCGTCCGCTAATAATATACGGATTGGTCGGCTTCGTAACTCTGTTGGAGAGTTTGCACCTGTCATTGTGATACGTCCGCCCGGAAACGCTTTTTTAAAGATTGTGTTTCCTGCGGTTCGGCTTTTCTCATTTATCTTATCCCTTAATGCCGGGGTATCTCGTACCATTGGCATAAGCCTATCTTTGCTCATTGTTTCCGCAAGGGATAAGGTCGGCTGCATACACAATATGGTGCATGGGTCATAGTGCATATAATAGCCTATTGTATTAAGCAAAAAAGCATCCGTTTTTCCCATTTGTGCAGCACTCATAACTACAACTTTTTCAACAGATATATCCGTTATTGCATCCATAATTTCCCGCTGCCAAGGTGCTTTTTCTGTATTCCACTTACCGCCTTTGCTACCCGATTCAGAGGACAAACGGCGGTATCTGTCCGCCCATTGTGATAATGTCAAGTCGGGCGGTGGCTCTAAGACCTTAAATATTCTGTTGAAAAGGTCAATCGTTTCCCTCTTCATCTTTTATTTCCTCCTTAAACATACCCTCAAAATCGGATAACTCGTTAAGTGCTTCTTTTATTTTGTCATTCAGATATAGAAAAATCTTTGCTTTGTCCGTCATTGCTGCCAACTTGTCCGCTTCCTCTGCCGGAATGGCACTTAATCGGCTCTTAAAATTGATTAACATAGCTGTCATTACTTTTTCTATGTCCTCCGACCTATGCAATTCGCCTTTCTTTACCGCAAGGTCTAACTCTTCATTAAGCCTTTTGGTTTTGGTTAGCTTTGCTCTTTCCTCGTTGAGGTCTACCGCTTCCTGTGATTCCGGGTTACGGTCCCTCAAATATTTTATGTACGCCCTATTGGTTTCCGCCAAGGCGTACAGGTTTCCTTGCTTCGTCTGCAAAGTTCCTTTCTGTGTCAACCTCTCCACATTTTTAGGGGTCATATCTAAGAATTTTGCGACCGCATTTTTATCATAGAGTTTCAAAATCCTACCCCCTTAAAAAATTTTGCGGATTTTTGGAAGTCGTTTTTTCGACCTTGAATCTAGGAAGCGTTTGGGGTCACGGCACCCTCACGCCGTTCAGACGGCTTACAGTACCTACGCACCCTCGCCGTCCGTGGCGTGTGCCTGTGTCCGCCTGTGGTGCTGTGTGCGGTGCGTGCCTGCCTGTGCGTGCGTGTGTGAGCGTGTGGCGGTGTGTGGCGTGGCTACTGCTGCCGTGTGCCTGTGCCTATACCTCGCCGTCCTCGCTGTCCTCTGTGTAGCTATCGTCTATCTCTCCTGTGTCTGGGTCTACATCATACTCCCCGCTTATCTTCTGTTTCATCAATGCGTACCGCTTCTCTTCCAATGTGATACGGCGTTGCTCTAACTCATAAGACTTTATTGTATCCAATAGCTTTATGATTCTGCCGTGTACTTTATTAAGCTGGTCCTCTAACTTCATTGCTCTTTCAAAGGCAGAGGATTTAATAGTTGTTTCCATAGCCACACTTAGAGCCGGTCCCTGTGGTGCATCCTTGCCGTCCTCATTGTATGCACCGTATGGGTCTGCATCCTCTCCCTCTTTTCCGGGCGTACGCATTTCTACAACCTTGTCTGTGTATAGGTTGCCTGTGGTGTCTGTGTTTAATTCTTTTATCCTTTTTTCCAAATCTTTTTCTTTGGCTATAAGGCTTTGTAATTCTCTTAATGTATTTTCCCCTGTATCAAGGGTAACTGATTCTATCAAGGCTTTTTCATCCTCTGATAATTCGTCAAAATACACTTTAGAATATGCCCCGTGAGTTTCTGCGTTTTTATTTCTCGCAGGGGCCCCGTGACCCTTGGCGTTTTTATTGCCTTTTTGTCCGCCCCTCTTTTTGGGTTTATTTTCAAGTACATCATTCCACTTATCTACGCACTTCCATTTTCGTACCTTTGCCGAATCAATCCCCAAGGCTTCCGCAATTTCTGTATTCTTCATTAAGCCGTCTGAATCTAAAAAAAGTTGCTTCGCCTTTTCCCTGTTTTCGTCTTTCTGCCTTGCCAAGTCAAAACCTCCTTTCGTTTGTTTTCCCGGTTTTGGGCTTTCCGTTCTTTCGGAATCTTCGCATTTTTGCAAATTCAAATTT